CTCTTTATATACTGTAATCATGTGATTGTGGAAATAAAAGACTTTATCGGTATTGGGTGGCCTCGCAATCTCGTTTTTTCCCGGGGCTTTAAAGGTCCATGCTTTTTTACCCATTTACAAAACCCCCTTAAACGTTTCCTATCGCTATCACGGTAACGGTCTTAGCCGATGATGAAACCGCATTAGCGGCCGATGAATGTTCCGTGACTACCACGTTTACAGTTCCGCCCGAAATGGAAGTTATGGAAGCGGTATAAGTAGGTAGCGATGAACCACTATCTTTAACGGAAACCACGGCCCCATCTATTGATGAAAGGCCTGTGTCAATTGAACCGGTCCCCGTTATACTCGCTTCTACATATACTAAATACCTATCCAAAAATGGAACTACATTCTTAACGCTCATATCTCACACCTCGTTTATGCTAAGTTATATATCTTAGAACAGAATTGTTCCGCTTTCACTATGCCTACCTCGTAAACCTTTAACATGAACTTATATGAGTCATTGGTCTTGGCTAATTCTTCCATAACCAAGTCTTGTAAAACTCTAAGTTCTATGACGCTCATGTCTAATACCAAGAAAACCCTTTTAGACGCTGTATTAGGCATATTTCGGCATGGCATTATAGGAATCCCGTCAAAATTGATAGCTTGGATTCCATAGTTTAGAGTTCCGCTTACGTCCATGTATGTTATAGTGGATTGTAATAGGCTCTTAATCTTGTTAAAGGTCCGCCAATCAGTTACCATTAGGTTTGGGTCACCGCCCGATTCTATACATTGTCTAATTGCGTCTCTTATGGTAGCTACATCTATTTCCCCGCCACCTTGGTTTGTAGTGTTAGTTGTTATTTGCTTTATGATTCCATCATAGCCTTTAGCATTATAGTCATAAATATCAGTATCATCGCTTGAGTTGGTAGTTCCTCTTAAGAATGTCTTTTCTTCCTTTAACCTCATGGCCACGGAATGATTCTTTATCTCTTGTTGTAACGCGTTTATGTATTCCTTGGACGCGGGTATAGATGGCCCGGTTAATCTTCCAACTGAGTATAGGAACTTTATGTTTGCGGTTTTCTGTTCATAAGTTGTATCGGTCTCAGATAAAGCGGCGTCCTCAGCTAACCAAGACGCTGTAGGTTTTGCGGTTATCCTATTATAAACGGCCGCTTTTCCTCTATTGGTGACGCGTCTAACGGTGTCTAAGAATGGGGTCTTTTGCTTGGTTAAATCCACGATTTCGGGGTCCACATAGATTGGGACGATAGTTCCCACGGTAGTTAAAGTGTAAGCCTTTTCTATTTCGGGCTCTAACATTTTTTTAAGTTCTGGTCTCTTGTCTATTCCTTGCCAAGGGTCCCAATAGACTGTACCGTCAAACAAGTTCTTAAATGTTAGTCTATAAGCTAAATCGGATATGAAATTATCCGAGACACCAGCGAAATTAGCACTCATTCTTTATCTTCCTCCACACCAAATCTTTTTTTAAGGGCTAACTCTAAAACGCCCTTTTCATCTACCCCACTTGGGGTAGTATTTTCCTCTTTTATTGCTTTTCTAATCGGCTTAGCCTCTTTTTCGGGTTTGGCTATCTTTTCAACTTCCGTTTTTGCGGATTCGGTAACTTCCGCTTGTTCCTCGTTTTCCTCTTTTTCTCTTAGTTTCTCGATTAAGTCACTAACTACCGATTCGAGTTTGGTTATTCGTTCTTCCAATGTGGCCACTCTTTCGGCCACACTATTATTTCCTTCCTCGGTAGGGGCTTCCTCTTGTTTTTTGATTTTCTCGTCTTTTGACATTCCATCACCATCCATTAGCCATTTCGTGAAATTTATTAATTCATCCTCAATTTCGGGGGTAACGCCCTTTATCTTTCCCGCCTTCCTTCCTATGTAAGCACATAGTTTTTTGGCATTTTCTTCCTTAAGGCCCTTACAGTTCATAAAGTAAGCCACACACCCATCAAATCCATTCTTAAATGAACCGTCCTCGTTAATGTATCTGGCCCTACAACTATCGGCCTTTTCAATTTCCTCAGTTACAGCTGTAAATGCCTTGTCTAAAGACTTGGAAAGAACCGTTATGAGAGTTTCGGGGTTTGCGGGAACATCAACTAACGATACCTCTAAAAGTTCCATCTTAGTGATTTTCCTAACGGTTTTACCGATTTCCTTGTCAAAATATTGTTTGGCCTCTAAGATTCTACCCCCGATGGAAAAAGCTTTTAGTATTCCCTCTTTAATCATTAGCCAAGCCTCATCGGCTTCCTTAATGTTCTTTAGTATCTTGGCCTTTATCCTAAGCCCCTTATGGTCTATTGCGAAATCTATGGCTTTCCCGATTGGTTTCCTTTCATGCATAAAGCGAATAGTTGGGAACATCATGTATTTCTCTATAGCGGCCTTAACGGCCTCTCTTGTTATAATCTCGTTCTCTCGGTCCACGGTTTCAGTTGTGGCGTAACCCTCTATAATTCGCTCATCCGAGTCTAAAATCTTAAACTCGGTAGGCTCATACACAGCTGTAAAATTTTCGTCTAATGGTATTACTCGCTCGGTCATATTATACCCCCTAAGGGAAAAACGAAAGCATTTTATATAAACAAATTGTAAATGTATCATACAGCTGTGTATTTAATCTTAAAAAGACGCGGATTAAAATTAAAATTAAAATTAAAAAAAATAAAAAGGAAATTAAAATGTCTTATTTTCCTATTGATTTCAATGCTTTTTGGATGAATATTCGGGCTCTTTCGATGTCGCAATCCTTGGCGGAACAATAGTCTTTAACCTTATATATGCATTTATCACAGATTTTATCTAACGCCGCTAAAGCCCGTTTTAGATAATTTTCACATTCGTCTATCATTTTCTAACTTCCGTTCTAATTTTCCTATTAGATTGCATACATCGGTTATTAGGTCATTGCGGATATTCGATTTCAAAATAAGGTGTAAGTTTTTAATGGTATAGTATAGTAGGATATCGTCTATCATTTTGTTAATTTTCTTTACCTTTTCCTCTAAGATTTCGATTCTTTCGATTATATCGTCTAATAGTTCCTCGATATTAACGGTCTTGGTCATCTATATACTTCCCCCGTTTTATCCATTCAATAGATAAAAGGTAGGGTTTGATAAGTTCGTTTTCATATACTGATTTAGCTATCTCTATGAGTAATTGGCCTTTCCCGTTATCGTAATCTATGGCTATTATTACCTTTTTCTTGGTTTGTTTTAGGAAAATGGAATTAATCGGCTTAGTGGAAAATGGTTTTATCGTTTGGCCTTTATTTATCAGTCTCATTTTCGGGCCTCGCTATTCGTCTAATGGAAATGAATTCCGCGTTTTTCTCGTTAAAACTCTTAGCGATTGCTTTTAGTAGTTCTTCCATTGTCTTACACTTTTTGTAATATACCGAGTTTTCGCTATTTACTCTAAAAGCCACAACTACATACTTAACCATTTTCATCCCTCTTTTTAGGCCATATAATATAGGGATAATAACTTGTGGAATCTTGGTATATTATTCCTACAACTTTTAAACTTGTGGAATCCGCGGGGATTGTGGTCTTTTCGCGTTTTATTTTTGGTAATATCTTATGGCCGATATATTCATAGCAATACTTTATTAGGAAATTTTTTGGGCTATGCCATAGATTTGTGAAACGGCTACATCCATAGAATTTCTTACAGCTGTAACAAATGGATTTGGCGTCAATCATTTTTATCACCAAAAATCAGTTTTAGCTTATCCATACAGAAATAAGCGAAACACCTATCATAGTAATCGGTCTTTTCTTCCGCCATATCCGCGAGATTTTCCCTAAGTTCACCGATACATTCCTTTAGTGTGGAAAAGGCCCCCGATGTATATAGTTCGTCAAAATAAAAAATTGTGTATCGGAAAATTGGAAGGGCCTTTTTCCCCGCGTAAAACTGAAATATATAGCATTCCCATTCATAATAACTACATTCAAAAATCTTTTTTAGCGTAACCTTAACCATTTTCATCCCTCTTTTTTTCCATTATAACGATTCCTTCCTCGTAATCTGCATTCTCAAGCAAATAGTTCGCTAAACAATCAAGACTACAGAAATGCATGCCATTATAACAAATAATAGTATCGCCTTCCTCAAAATCTGTACTGCAATAATCACAGCTATCAATAAACTCATCACATTCGCTACATATCAGATTCATCTGTATCCCTCTTTAGTTTTCTTAGTTTCCTTAGGAATGTTCTTTTAGTTCCCCAATCGGTATATTTTACCTCGCCGATTTCTAAGATGGCCTCTTGATATGGACAATTTTCCTCTTTACACGGCAAACAATTAAGTTCTATCTCGCCCAAGTCTAAAGTAACGCTGGCGAATTGGCATTTTTTACATCGGTTAAGACAATACTCGTTAATCTCGTCCTTTTGGTGTGAACTGATAAGGAAAATTTTATCTTTCATCGCTTTCATCCTCCCGTTCCTCTAATTTTTCTAACTCATCGAAAAGCCAAGGCTCTGGGATTTCCCAATCGTAAGGAACAGTATCGCCGTTATCTAATACTATATCCACGTTTTCGTCACACCATAGTTCAAAATCGTCTTTTTCCTCGTCCCAGCAATGTTCAGCTAAAAAATGTAATTCTAAATCGTCTATGTCGTCAAAAACCTCATCGCAAATTAGACATTTGTATCCAACTATCTTAGGACGTTCTTCCTCTTTCATTTTTCCACTTCCTTATGTTTTTCCTCAAATTGTCTATCTATCTCGTCGTCTATTTTTTTCCCCTCATCTAACGCCTTTCGTATTTTTTCTAATATTTCGGCCTCGATTGTGTGAATTTCGGGTTTAATGATACTTCCAAACCATTCCACGATTAATTTAAGGAATTCTTCCGTAACGAGATAGACCTTTACGCCGCCAAAAATGTCTTTTTCCCTTTTCGTTAGCGGAATACTGTAACGCCACCAAGAATAAAGTTTTATTTGGCCCTTTTTGTCACGGGTCCACTTTCGCTTAAATTGATACGAAATTCGTTTAGGAAGGATTGTATAAATTGTAGAGTCAAAAAGTAATGGCCTTTTCTTTTTAGGCGGAAATGCAATTTTTAAAAATTCCTCATTTATCTTTTTCTTATCCATATCTACCACTCTCGTTATATTTGTCCCGCCATTCGCTTATTTTCAACGCGATGGCCCGTCCCTTAGCCGTTAGTCTAATGCCTTTACCTTTTTGAAATTCCGCGTATTTCCTTGTTATAAGCCACCACACAGCAAACTTAAAGGACCTAAATCGTATTGGGTATGACCCGAAAAACTCGAATAGATTATCTTTTAGGGCTAAGTCATAAAACCATCTTGTGA